CGGTGCCAAGCATTTCTTCACTTTCCCAATCTAACTCAGGAAGTGAACCTGCTTCACGTAATTTTTTGGCTGTTTTAAATGTATCAAAGTAGGCTTCGCTTTGATATCTGAATATGCTATCACATAAAGGAACTTGCCTTTTTACATGCTCTGCTAATGATTCTAATGATTCAGTAGTCCAATTACTAACACCTTTACCTTGATATGCGCCTTTTATGCCACCTGCTTTTTCAGTGTACTTGTCTTGTACGTCTACACCAATTCTCCAATAATGATCACGAGGTTTATCTGGATTGTCTTTGTGCCATAAGTCAGCGGCTCTTTGTGCAAGATAGTAACCGTCTAACGAACCTTCTTCTAATTTAAGTATGCTTTGTATTTTCATACTTATATTTATCAAATTAGTTTAATCTAAAATATCTTTTGGTTTTGTGTTCCAAACAATTCTAATACCACGTCTTTCCAATTCTATGATTGCTTTACGTCTAACTTTTGGCTTTGCGCCATCTTTGTTAATGTATTCGAATAATTCATCTTTGGATTTATGTTTAATGTATTCGTGTTTTATTGCTGTTTTCTTAGTACCTTTTTTGTACTCTTTGAATGATGGTGCGAATTTTACTGGCATTATCCTTGTCCTCGATTTAAACTCACGTTACGTTTCTTGGACTTGTTCATAGTTGACATACCTAACTTAGTACGTCTACCTCTGCCACCTACACCTTGTGATGTACACTTTCTTCCTGAGCCGTTGATTAACGACTTGTTAACTTTTCTTTGTGCTGATTTTGCCATTTCTCTCCTGAGTTGTATTACAGGATATATTTATATAACAGAAAGTTATTAAAAAAGATTATTGGTATGTTTTATTTAGGAACGCAATTGTTTACTCTAACTCCACCCTTCATTTTAGTGCCTTGCTTTTTATAGCCTTTCCAACACTTAGGGTCAAGTCGGGATTTAGATTTCCCTTCGAGTTTTTTAAGTTCATCATAAAGATTGCCTTTATGTTTAACTTCGCCTTTCTTCATATCTTTCTTCTTATCAGTATGTGTTGCAGGTCTATTGAATTTTTCAATATTCTTTGCTACTGGATTTCTTTTATCATATGATTTAGGCTTTTGAGGTATTGAACCTTCTTCCATTTGCATGTCATCGAGTTTGTTTTTTGCATCTCTGATTGCATCTTCGAACGGTGCTTCTAATTCGTAAACTGCACTTTCCAAGTTATTCATTGCTTCATATACTTGACGCTCGTTGTATTCATCTACTTGTATGCCTAACTGTTCTGCTAATGAAGACATTTTAGTTATGATTTGCATGTGTGTATCTGCATACTTAATGTTCTTTGTAATACTTCTTGCTTCTCTAAGACCTGCTTCTAAATCATATATTTTGCTTTCTAAATCAGATTCAGCATCTTCAGTTTGCATTTCTGGTGCTTGTTGAATAGTCTGTCCTGTTTTCTGCATACGTGCATCACCTTTGGCATTAGCCAAATAGTCTACAAGAAACTTACCACCATATACAGCGGCAGTAATTCCTAACACAGGTATTTTATATTTAAATATGATCTTAGCGGCTTCAGTTAATGTCTTGATATCAAAGAACTGAGCAAGTTTACTTGTTAACCATCCGAGAATATCTTTAGCAGTATCTAATTCACCGTCAACTGCATCTAAGGCAATTGTACTTCTAATTGGTCTTTTAGCACCTGCTTTAAGAATTTTTGCTAATATAGGAACACCAACACGAAGTAGTGCCAATGGCGCCACTTCGTCTATTTGGGATTCACCTACAAGTTTACCACGCATTGGGTGTGGACTTGAATGTCCTTTTGTAGGCTTAATTTTCTTTGGCTTTTTGTCACTTGCTTTTGCCTGGCTGGCTTCCGATACCGGGGCACCAGTTATATGCACAGTGGCATTTTTACCTTTTGAATTAAGAGTATTAGCCATTTTATCTGCTCTTGAGCGACTTGAAACAATCTTCCACGGTTTGTCATTTATACATACCGCATAGTTGTTAGGAGTTTCGTCCTTGAGCTCATGCTCAATTTCTCTCTTTTTAAAGTCGCTAATCTCAGAAATAATCATTTTTAAGTATTAATATCGCCTAAGTCACTGTTACTGTTTTGAGATTGTGTGATTGAACCATAGTCTCTAACTGTTACACTGTCACTTGCTAATACAACACTAATTGTACCTGTTCCTGCTGAAGCAGTACCTTGCACAACATTTAGTTTTAGTGTAGCATCTGCTGTATACTCATATTGGAACTGTGAATGATATTGTGCTACTTTAAGCACATCAACATCGCCTGCTCTAATAAAGCGAGATGTATTATCACTGTCGCCTATTTCTACATAAGTTGCAGTATTGTTTGATGCAGTCCATGCCGCTGGCACGTCAACTGTTACTGAGATGATTCTTGAACCTTCAGCAATGTCGGCAATATCACTTGCACCTGAATCAAAGTCAAAGTCAACAGTAATATGCTGGATTAAATCCGCCGTTACTGCATCTAATTGAGCTTTGGTAACTGCTTCAGTTGCCACTGTAGCGTTTGCAATTTTTAACTTTTGCAGAGCACCACCGTTAGCATAGAAGCCAATTTCGTTTGATGTACCCGTTATATACGAGCCTTGCTTACCTAATTCAACGTTAGCACCTAAGCCTGCCAAATTATATTTTTTAACTGTAGCCATTTTTTATTCCCCGGTTTGAATAATTTATGTAATTATGTTTACACAACATATTTATCAAAAACGATTGACAAAGTTAACATATACTTGTATAATATATTCATTAGGAGACGTACAGCATGACCTGGAACAATCGTGTTATTAGACATATCAATGAAGACGCTGATGTATGGTATTCCATACATGAGGTGCATTATGACCAAGATGGTAACCCTAATGGTGTTACAGAAAACCCTGTGCCTGCACATGGTGATTCGGTGGAAGAATTAACACATTCCATGATATATCAAATGAAAGCCTTGACAGAACCAGTTTTAGACTATAGAATGTTTGAGAACCAGGAAAAAGAAACAACAACTGACGAAGCACTTAACATGTTAAAAGGTAAAAATAATGACTGATCAAAGTATTAAACGTATTGGTTTCTGTTGTAAGTACATGGACCCAGACCAAACACAGAAGCCTAAGATACTTAAAGAAATACAACAAAACTTTACGGAGAAAGGCACAACTGTAGCATGGTGTAACAGGCAAGAAAAAGCAGATGCCGAAGACAAGTTATTAGAAGTTGTAACACACAACATGAAAAGTGCATACAACTTAGTTGAATATGTCAGTACACTGCCCGAAAACAGACGCATGGTACGTCTTGGTAGTAATCAGATACCCATGGCAACAGAACCCACGTGGCGTTACTTGTGGGAAGACAGCAACAATCGTGCAGAGTTGCACAAAGGTTTTGCACGTATAGGTGAACTTGCACGTGCAAAAGATGTGCGTATCAGTTTCCATCCTGGACAGTTTTGTGTGCTTGCCAGTGATAGGCCTGACGTTGTTGAGCGTAGCATTGATGAATTTGAATATCATGCTAACATGGCACGTTGGATGGGCTATGGTAGAAAATTCCAAGACTTTAAGATTAACGTACACATCTCAGGTAGGCAAGGTGCAGAAGGTGTCATCAAGGCTTTGCCACGTTTGAGTCCCGAAGCACTAAATACAATTACAATCGAGAATGACGAGATGTGCCATGGCTTAGATGAAAGCCTCAAGTTGAAAGATCACGTAGCACTTGTACTTGACATTCACCACCATTGGATACGAGATGAAGAATACATACAACCACAGGATGACAGAGTTAAAGCAGTTATCGACAGTTGGCGTGGAGTTCGCCCTGCTATGCATTACAGTTACAGTCGTGACGAGCATTTACCTGCTGGTGACGATACCCACGCTGGTTTGCATGATATCGTGGGACTGCTTGAACAAGGTCATAAGAAACAAAAACTAAGAGCACATTCAGATTACTATCCTAATGACATTGCTAACGACTGGGCATTATCGTTTTGGGACCAATTTGATATTCAGTGCGAGGCTAAGGCTAAGAACTTAGCAAGTGAACAATTATACAACAGAGCTATTACAAATGGGCAAACAAAAAGTATACCTCGACAAGAGTAATAACGAAATCAATTTTACATATATGACCGAGAGCGATATTCGATTGTTGATATCTTTTGGCGACAATGACGCAGTAGAATACACAACAAATATACAGGAAGCAAATTATATATTCATAATGCTCGGTAAGCCTCATGATCATGATCCTGCATCAATTTCTGAATTCAGTGACGCTATAACAAATTTGAGATCGTACAATCCTTCTGCAACTATTGTTATATCAGGTGGTATGTTTCATACAGATGAGTCTGATAACAATCACTCATTAGGAATCCTTAGTGACATTATGGCAGGCATAGATAGTAATTGTGTAGCACTCATACTCAATCGTAATTACAAATATATAGAATCCGATAATATACGTTATTACGACTTTGTTTTTAATAGATCGCGAATGTCTTATTTTGATCATGATAATGAATATTTTAAAAGAATGTGCCATAGTAGCCAGTGGCCGTTAACATATAAAGATGACATTCCTTATGCAGATGCTGAGGCTTATCAGTTAGCAGACTTTACAATTGATGCCAGAAATTCTGATGAGAGATATAACTTAGGTGTACTAAAAACTTTTTTATCATCAATGTATGCCAGAGAAGAAACCATATACAGCAAAAACAATTCCGGTCATGCAATGGCTGGTCTCAATGATCCAAATGTATTTTTAGTTCGAGATGCAGTAAGGATTGATTTAAAACATCAACTAAAAAATTATCCTGGATTTGTAGGTGGTGATGGTTCTTGGTTAGCAACAGATGGTGATACTTCCAGTCAATTAAAACAGACATTAACCCATGGGTTTGCCAACAATGCACCTCCAAGTAAGTTGTATTTTGAATCTTCTGTGGTTAGCATTTATGTTGAAACCGTATTAACTAATCCAGACATTTTTTGTGCCTCAGAAAAAACTTTTGTTCCATTAATACAAGGACACTTTATATTACCTTTTGGCGTGGAAAATTTTGTAAGCAAACTGATTAAAGAATACGATGTAAAGATACCCGATTGGATTGATTGGCAGTACTATGACAGTGAAGTAGATAATTTAACAAGGTGGCTAAAATATAAAGCAACAGTATTTAATACTCTCAATAAAGGCGAAGATTTTTTGTGGGATTATAAAATGTCTGAAAAAGGACAAAGGATACTACGACATAATCGAGACCTATTCACAAGGAATAAAGATTCTTTGCTGTCCGCGATAAATACATAAAGCAGTATTTAATAATAGGACTTTTTCTTCATGAAACAAACTGAGACTGGAATGTGGCTACCCACATTAGACACATTCTTTGAAAACAGAGGTGATTACGAAATAAGAGATTATAACATCGCTAAAGGTTATTTTGGAAAAAGGAATAGAGTTGCATTAGACATTGGAGCACATTGTGGCTATTGGAGTAAACGATTAATCAAAGACTTCAAAGATGTAATTGCATTCGAACCAATTCCAGATCATTACGAGTGCCTAAAAAAGAACTGTGAGGGTGCAACTAACTTTACAGCAATACAAAATGCAATATCAGAAGCACCTGCTAAGTTATACATGCAACAAACTTTTTCAAACAGTGGAATGACATCCATTGTAGAAGGCAAAACAGATCTTGAAGTAATGGCAGTGAACTTAGATGCAGTCATTGATCAAAAAGCATTTGTTGATTTTATTAAAATAGATGTTGAAGGACACGAAGCAGAAGTTATCAGAGGAGCATTGAGATTAATCAAGCGATGCCATCCAACTATCTTTGTAGAAATATTAGAACCAAAGTCTACTAATGGGCAATATGTTGCATCTGCGTTATCCGGCATGGGATATACTTTAGAAAAAACAGTAGAGAAGAATCAAATTTGGCGTTGGACTAAACCCATACAGTTCTTACACGTTCCCAAGACAGGCGGCACAGCATTGCGAAATGCACTTAAATTAATACAAGGCAAACCGCTGACTGTACCATATGCTATTAGCAATTCACATGAATTTTCTTTGAGCAGTTACAATGATAATGTTGGTGTTATAATCAGAGACCCGTGGAAAAGATTTTGCAGTGGCTTCTGGGAAAGAAAAACTAATGATCAAAGACAAGCACTTAACAGTAAAGCAGAACCTACATTTAAAGAACACATAAAAGCAACATACAAGACTTTGACAAAAGTTGAGTCTGAAATATTAGGACAATGCGAAACACCAAACGACTTAGTAACATATATTAGAAGCAACCCAGATGTAATTCAAACGTTTGCTAAAAGGAACAATAACTATCCTCTGGGAGTTGTACTTGCACCTATAACGGATTGGTTAGGCACAGTTGATCAATACAAAGCACAAGAACATAAAGTGGGTATTGCATGTAGCACAGGCGAACTCACAAACACAATGCAAGAACATTTTAATATGGAAATGCCTAAAGATCCATTCCTTGCAAGAACACGTAAGCAATTTGATATTAAACAAAGTTATGATTGCACCCCAGAAAATATGACATTCTTCAAGCAGATGAGAAGTGAGGATTACGCATTGATCAAATATATTATTGCAAGTGAGAAATATGTCGGTTGAAAATATTTTAGTACTTAAAAATTATCGCATCAACGATCATTCTAAATGGTACAATAATAGAACACAAGAACAAAACCTCATAGAAAACTATAAAGCCATGGAAGGTTTATGTATTGAGAGTGCAAAAAGATATGTGCAAGACTTAGATCGTGTACATGTGTTTGAGGGCGATGCCGATAACATAAGAGATGTATTCAAAACAAATTTCTATGAAATATACGATTTGTGGAAAGAAGGAAACAATATTCTTTACGCAGACCTTGACGTAGTTTTTATCAATCATGCACGTTACTTTAATAGAACAAAATATTTCAGCATGTTCAACTACACCGACCCACGTTCAACAGAAGATGATCATTACGACATTGACATAGACCATTTCTTCAATTGTGGTATACGTTATTATCCAGCAGATATGCCTCATGAAATTTGGGATATAGGATTTGAGATGTTAGAGAATTGGAATCCTGAACGTTGGGATAGCGAACAAGTTATATACAATGTGATGATGTGGAGCCAAGATATATCCTTGCAGGATGTACTTAATCCAAAACTTGCTTATCAATATTTGTATGCAGATCAAGAACAGATATGCAATGAATGGAACGGCATCTCTTATAAAGATTGCAGTGCTGTCCACGTCCATGGTTCACGTGGTAGTGGTGATCGTTTAGCATTGATGACTAAACTATTTACTTGGCAACGAGCCATGTTTCCTTAAATCTGAAAGGCGCCTTTCATTAAAAGTGGGACAGTGTTTTGTAGTACTCTTTTTCTATATAGGGTTTACTAAGATTGACCCAAACTACAATTATTTGTTAGACTAAAACGTGCTGTCCACAATAATATTTACTATCACAAGCAAATATACCTTCAAAACGGGTAATTTTGAGCCAGATTTTACTTGACAATACCATTAACATACTATATAATACTACTATTAAACAATTAAGGAACTTTTATGTTATTAGAAAAACCAATTGCAGATGGCGACTGCATCACAATCAAACTCACAAGCGGTGAAGAAGTATTGGGTGCATTTAGCACAGAAACTGAAAATGGTCTTGTAGTAGACAAGCCTGCAACTATTTCAGCAACGCCAGAAGGCAAAATGGGTATTATTCCTTGGATGATGACATCACGTGCTACAAAGGTTACACTGAATAAAAACACTGTGGTTGCTTATGCAAGAACCGAAGATGAAATTTCTAAGTCTTATACACAGTCAACAACGAGTATTAAACTCGCATAATAGTGTACTTTTTTACTTTACCACATAGGTATAAGTACTAAAAAGGAGATTAACATGAAGCAGAATTTACTAACAGGTTTTTCGGCAGGACTCTTAGTTTGGGCAATAGTTGGCATTACTAATTCATACATCTCCAAAGCAGGAGAAATGGCTGAATATTCTATTCCTATTCCAGACAACATTCTCGAAGGACCTCCTCCGCCAGCAACGTTAGAAATTGATGTAAATGAAATGCACTGTCTTGCTAAGAATATTTATTTTGAAGCAAGGGGAGAATCTCTCAAAGGTAAAATTGCAGTTGCAAATGTCACTATGAACAGAGTAGATAGCCCAAAGTATCCTAATACAATTTGTGGTGTGGTATATCAAGCAAAATATTCTAAGTGGTGGCAAGAACACAATGGCAGTCTTGTGCCTATTAGGAATCAGTGTCAGTTCAGTTGGTACTGTGATGGCAAGATTGATGCATTATACTTAACTAATGCAAAGGGTGAAGTCATAAAAGGTAATATGCAGGCATGGACAGACAGTCTACAAATTGCAGAAGATTCTATACGTGGTAACATTACAGATATAACATTAGGTGCTACACATTATTTTAATCCAGACCTTGCAGATCCTTACTGGGCATATCACTATACCAAACTCACAGAAATAGAAAGCCACGACTTTTATATCCACTACTAATCGATAAATACTACTATAACAATATACTGTTTGTTTTAGGACACACACAGTGAAAAGGAGTAGTAGAAAATGTATGAGTACAGATGTAAAGTAGTGAAGGTC